TATCATTCCCAGTACTTGGATCAACTAACTCCAACCTTAACGTTTCTAGGTACGTAGAGTCTGATGTGGCTGTATTACGTATATGCAGTGACGATTCGGGACTAGCAAGGCCAATGCCTACATTACTATCAAAAATAGCATTGCCGCTAACATTCAAGGTGTTGCCGAAAGTAGCAATTCCGCTAACTTGAACTGCTCCACTGATTCCAGCAGTTCCATCTATATCTAATGTGTACTGTGGATCGGTAACCATTAACCCAAGACGATTAGTATCTTTCTTCCATGTAAAATATGGATCAAATTCATGAACACCACTTGTTTTATAGAAAGGAACATTGCCTGCAACACCATCGCCAGCTTGTCTTGTATAAAGAGTAGAAAGATCTGGTATGTCTTCAAGATCTAAATATCTGAATGTAGGATAATCCGGTGAACAAAGCGACGGTGTGCAACCACTAGGTGGACCACTAAATACAGAGCCTTTAATCTGTTTTTGGAAAAGCAGGCTTTCATTAACAATACCACCCAAAGTAAACACGGCATCCGTGCCTGTTTCATTGCTAAGTAATGTTCTTAAAAATGGATCGACCTGTTGACCAAGTGTATTACTAACACCAGAAAACCAAATTCCGGAATCGCCAACTATCATACCAGATGATCGAATAATTGAGTCAGCTTCAGAACCGCCAATATCAAGTGCGTACTGTGGGTTATTGGTTAAAATACCAAGTTTACTATCTGCAGTGTTCCATACCAGATTTGAATTATAGTCTAATATCTGTCTACTGCCCCAAAAAGCCAATCCACTCATGGCTGGTTCTTGATATGTACCTATTCCAGCAGCAGTAAATACCGAATATTTACCGGGGTATGTAACAAATACTTCCTTAAGACCCCCGCCAAAGGTAACTAATCCATCACTGTCGGAACTATCAAACGGAAACCGCGTGATTTTATTAGTACCATCTGAAATATATTGACCAGATCCAACTTCATAATCTGAACCGTCAGTGATAGCATAATATACAACAGCACCAGTGCTATAGAAGTCACCAAACGCACTAAACCCTGGAGCAGCACCTTCTAATACAAAGGTAGCCGTACCCACTGAATGGCTTGTCTCTTTTATTCTATCGGACAGAACTATCATTATTTATACCTTTATTTATACCTTTATTATGGTTAAACTGTAACTGTAGGCACAGTTCCAGATATTGCAGTGGGTTCATATCCATAAGCTACAAAATCATTAATTTTACCATTAACATAAGTTCCGGGACCAGTTTCGGTTACAAAAGTACAGGTTCTTAATGCTGAAGCATCATCACCATTCCTAAGAACACAAGCCACGGTATTAACAGTCATGTCTTCTTTAGAACCTGAAGTGATTGTCCCATTACTTGTACCAATGGCTACATAATTATTATTAGCGAAAACTCCAGAATCAAACGTGATAGTAAATTTTCCTACATCGTCTCTTTTTATGCCACTAATATTATACCAAGAATGAACAACCGGTACGTTACCAGCATCTACATCGTTAGCGTCAAATCGTAACCACGCTTTGGCAACAGAGAAACCGGTATTTATACGAGAATTATCACCAAACACAAGATCACCAGAAGTAAGAATGTCTTCAGTACTATCGTCATTTGGAGAAAATTTAAAACCCGTATTGCTGTTACCAGCAGACCCAATCCAATTACTGGCCATAGCAAGATTGCCAGTCATAGGTCTACCAGATTTATGTCCACTAATAGATACATATTGTGTGTGTGTATCTCCAGCAGTTAAACCACCTAAGTCATCATGCAAAAGACCTCCCACGCCAAGGAATGGCTCTGTTTGCCTTGCAGTACTCACTGTAGAATTAGGGAATGTAATTCCTGATTCTGCAATAAATGTACCACCAGTTCCTTCACTGGCATCGTGTTTTGCTTTAACATCGTTGAAGAATGGAAACTGAACAACAGTATCACCACTAGCAACAATACTGTTGATAGAGAATACTATGTCTTCCATATTGTCACGTACATCACCAGCGGAAATCAAACCTGCATTATTATCAGCCAATTGTTCAGCGATATTACCAAGTATAACACCAGAAGTTCTCATTGTTGCCATTGTAACTAATCCCCTTTATAAGGTCTCTAACCACTTGAATTATTAAATTTAAAATATGTGTCCAGATCTACGATCATTGTTTCTGACAAAATCAGAACCGGGACTATACGGCCCCAGTATAGCATGTCCTGCAACAGAACTTCCTGCACGATAATCTAAGAGAACACTCTCGTATTTTTCACACAAATCTTTGTAAAGAACAGCCAATGTACCAGTTACACCTCTAAGATCAATTGAGCTTGGACCGTCTTTGATAGATATAGCATTGCCTGATTCACTTCTTATTTCACTACCAACTATAATACACGCTGCCCTTAAGCAAATAATTGCTAAAAAGGCATTATCTTTTGTGTCAGTGTCTGTTGGATCTGGACTTAAACTACAACCTTCGACATTAATAGTATACTCATTAGCAAAATCTACATTGAAGGAAGATAGCCGTGCTGCGACCAGAATAGATGTTTCGATTCTACTGGTTGAAAAAGAATAACTTGAGGAATCAACATCATTAATGAGGTGCCTCACTATTGTACCCATTTCGCCTTGCCAACTCATAGGAAACCCTTATAGATTAGAATGAACTTTGAAAGTGTAAACGTCAGTGTAGTATGTACCACTAGGAATGGATACCTTACCTTGCATTTTATATACACCCGCCTCATCAAGATCGCCAGCGACAGTATCGTAATACATAATCCCTGAAGAGTCACTGTCTGCACCAAGACTCAAGCCAGCTCTATTTAATACGATATCATCCGGTTTTCTAAAATTTAACTGTTTTAAGGTAGCACTGGTTAAATCAACTCTCGCATGTGCGTCATCTTTAATGGTAACCAGAAATCGTGTACCTATGTCATCTTGATGTACTTCATTATGGGCCATGTTGACTCACTAATTATAAAAAGTAACTGAAGTTTCAGTGTTGATATATAATGTAACTTCTACAGTCATTTTATTGCTCGTATAGGTTTAATGTAACATTAACCACTTGCTGGACAGACATATCTATAGATATTACCTCCCCATTAACGGTTAATACCATATGTCTAGTAGAAGACAGGGGATATTCGCTTAAGACAGTGCCAAATATCATAGTTAATCCAGTATATTATACACTAAAATAAAGATTTTACAGAAAACAGATTATAGCCCAGCAAACGAGGGACGTAGTAAAGCATTGGTTACAGGTACTATGGGGGATGCAGCCGCAGCCGCAGCACTAACTTCACCTGTAATAGCGAAATTGAACGGGTTTTCATCGGCATCATTATTAGCAATGCTAATGTCACCACTTTTTGTGCCCACAACAGAATTATCCAGACGCACAGAAAACGTATCATTTGCTCCAGCAGCTATAGTAGCGTCAAGACCTTCTGTAAGAGTGAACCCTGTGGGTATGGTTGGAGTACTTGTAGTTAAATTAGCATCACCAGTATTAGTAACTTTGAAAGTTCTGGTAACCATACTACCGCCTGCGGTAATCGTTCCAAAATCTGTGCCATCTGCTGTACGCGGAGAGCTATCTCCGTCTGCAATTGCTTCATCATCCAATCCGGTAACAGCAATTTCCGGTGCCGTTGAGACAGTATAACCTATTACCAAGTCTATCTCAGAAACGTGGTACAGCGGATCGTCGCCATCACCTGTTCCAACATGGAAAATCTTTAGTACCACTCCGTCCCAAGCAGTTTTCGTTGTGGCTCCGGTGATCGAGAAACTTACAGTATCGGTCCGGAACGGATGGGAGTACGAATGAGAAATTTCACTATTGTCACACTCCAGTGTTATTTCATTTGTCAACGCTGTCGATTCATTGGACTCAAACAACCGATACTTTACGCTATCATCACCAGTGTAACACCGTTGACGTATCTTGACTGTCGCCGACGTGCCAGTGTCAAAATCCGCAGGCATGTCCTCAAAAAGAAAATAGCCGTAGTCATTACCTTGGCCCTCTTGCATCGAGCTAACGACATAATCCGTGTCATCCGGGGTGGCGGTCCCATTATTTACAGCGGCATATTTATCGGTCGGGCCACCAACGATGGACCAGCTGCTGTAATTACCATCGACAAACGTACCATCGCCATTTGGTTTTACTGTCGTCGTAGCCATTGTGCTCTCCTAATAAAATTATACTTGTTAATTTTCCCACTCAGGCTTAAGACCTGTTAAAGTCAGATCTGCACCAGCAATACCAATATAATCGTAAGGATATGCAAGGTATCTTAGAGGTATAAGCGAATCATCATCACCAAATGCCTCTGGATACGATGTCATCACAAATGTTAAAAATTCGCCAGCATCTGATAGCATCCTGCCGATTTCTACCTGATTTTGATCAATAGTAGCTTGTAGATCTGTTATTGAAATTGCCTTATCGCTATGAGTTCTTGGTGTTTGCCAAAAAGACTCGTAAGCATCCTTCCATAATTTGATGATACCATACCTAGTCACATTAGCCTGATCTATACGATCATTAAATGCCTTTTGTCTATCGTGGGATAGCGTTATCTTTTGATACATAATGAATACCTTTTATATTAATTCAGCTACTTTAACTGATAATTCTTTTAAATCTTCTCGTGCTTGTTTATGGCCTTCCATTAAACCTTCTAATTTTCCAACTTTCTCTGCCATTTCTACAGACCACTTGTCACGCTCTACATGTCTATCCTCGCAATCCTTTAGTTTTATAGATATACGTTTTTCGGTTTTGACCATTTGGTGATGCATTGCTTTCCATAATACGGCGATAGCACCAGAAAGAGACATTACCAATGGAATAACGAATTTATATAGACTGTCTAAACTTTCTGACATGTTGATCTTTCTATGTTGGATCGGTTGTTGAACAAGCAATCCAAGCCTTAGCACCATTTATTTCAACTTGAATATGATGCGTAGTGGCAGAACTGTTAGTTAATGTAGAAATCGCGGATGTTGCATCCGCATCCGCTGTTGCACGAAAGTCAATCAGTCCAGCGTTTTCCGTTGTTTTATTAATCGATACATCACCAGTAAACTGTACCGCAGTAGGAAATTCAATATCCCTTACCGCACCTACACCATCAGCTTCTGCAGCAATTATAAAATTACTAGATAGCTGACCGTAAATACTTAATCTCTCATAACTTGAAGCGGTTATAAATTTATTATACACATTTAATTTAGCTGGGGTTAAGCCTTGTTTCAGGTCTAGATCAGCATCTACACTAACACCCGTAATAGCATGTGCTCTTATAAGATCAGATCCTTGATGTTTAACAGTAAACCCGTAAGAATTTGATAAATTAAATAAACTTGTGGAATTTCCTACTAATCCAACGTCTCCATCTTGACCGTATACATAACCGTACTGCGGGGGTTCTAATACATCATTTGGAGAAGTCTTAAGACCTAGCTTCCAAGTTGGAGAAACCGTCCCATTATTATGTAAACTAATTGTTCTATTATACACGCTATCTACATAAGTATGAAATACATTACCAGCATCCGATAACTTGAACGTTGTTAATTGGTTGTCATATGACGTTAAATTAAGATTACCACTAAGCTCTACATCATTAGCGGTATTTAAATAAACCGCCTTACTAGCTGGATAAGTACAAAAAACAATGGACACACCATTTAAATTCACACCTGATCCCGGCCCAAGCGAACTATCAAGAACGGTATCTCTCGATAAAGTATTCTCAGAGGCAGTATAAGTACCTACACCAACCTCCCATCTTGACTCGTTTTCTATGCCGTAATAGGTCTGGTTACCATCACCCACAGACGATCCAAAAGACTGGAATGCTCCGAAAGTCCCACCAAGAGATACCGTCCCCGTGCCCGTTGTAATAGACGTTTCTTTTACTCTATCTGATATCACCAAGGACATAATTTACCTATAATAAGAATTTTCTTTATGTTGTATATATCTATAATTTTTACGAATTAGTCGAACTAAGAATCTGGACAAGTAGAGCCAGTACATCCGGCCATGCTATCAAAGGCAAGATGAAAATTAGGTGGGTTATCACAACTAGGTGGTGATAACCAAGGGGAGCTTCCCCCGACCACCCTAAAGTTTTCCGCACATGGTAAATCTATATCAAGAATGGTCCATTTTTCTTTTATTTCATCAGAGTCCGAGAGACTTTTGTCTGGATCACAACTGAGTCTAAGGTAGTAATCATTGCCGCCTAAATCGCCAGATACGGGGCTTGCATCACCAATACCAGAACTGCCAAACTCCCATATGTAATCAGATCTTTTGGTCAATGTGTACGACACATCAAAACATGGCGTCTCACCGTTTAAGAATGTAACGGCAGCACTACCATCCCAATCACAACAGTGTTCCCTACAACACTCACAATCTTTAGTCTCAGCCCATTTGCCGTAAAATGAAGGAGACTTATCACACTCTTCAGGATTTGAAAGCACCCCAGTTGCTGATGGGGTCACTGGATCAGCACAAGAACGGTCAAATTGTGTTAGAGTCCATTTACCTGAATCTGACACGGGCAAGTCTGGGTCACAATATACTTTCAAAGCTACAGTATCGCCACAATCAACCTCGCCAAAATACTCCCAGCAGTGTGGAATAATAGCATTAGGATAAAAATCTTCTCTACAGCCTGTCATTTGTATCTCTTCAGTGTGAGAACAATATGGGCATTCCGGGGCATCTTCATTACAAACATACTCCACTTCAATATAGGCAGCATCAACTTCAGTCTCATCTTCGCCACAATATTGGGTGCAGTTAGACTCGTTCTCGTTCCATCCATTTAAAATTTCCATTCCAATACCGGATACGCCAGCAGACAAGTCCGTAACAATATCCCACCTATATTGATCCCATTCTCTCCTATCGAAGACGGGGCCTCTTTCTCGTTCACTATGTAGTTTAAAACCTTGCCATGCACCTGCCCACATGAGGTCTACTCCAGATCCTTCTGTATCGTCAGTGTGTATAAGAACACTAACTGCAAAAGAAGTAGCTGGTATTTCCGGAACATCCTCAGTGCCAAACTGGATATATTCACCACTGTTGTAGGAAGTAACCTGACCTTCATTGAGATGCGATTGCGGCATTCGCACGCCATCATCTACATCCGTATAACTATCACCATCAGACCATCCAAATCTCAGTATGTCAGAATTTGGATCAAGATATAACCCTGAAGGTCCAGCAAATGATATTGTAACTTTACCATCCCAATTACAACATGCATCATACCATTCACAAGGATCATCAGTACAATTTACACCCGAAACCCAACCTGAAACAGCTACTAACGGATCGATTACCTCGTTTTCCCTCAACACTGCACATCCCGACTCATGTGTAGTATCACAATTTTCCACGGTGTTTTCGTCGTCGTCTTCAGTTAGCCAACAACACCGACCCATTATACAATAAGAGTCGCATAAGTCTTTAGTCTCATACGTTCCATCAGGAGTACGAACGCAGCCTGACACTTCGGTGCATTCGTATAACCAGTCACAGTCAGGATCACAAGTTTCATTCACATACCACGTTGCTGATACTGCTGAAACCGCAAGACCGCTACACTCTTCCTGAGTTTGATTCGGAGTACAAACACTATCTACGCAACACGCACCCACGGCTACACAATCAGCTACACATAAATCTTTAGTATCAAAAGTACCATCCGCAGTACGAACACATGACCCATCAACACATTCATACAGCCAACTACAATCAGGCTCACAAGTTTCGTCCTGATACCAATTCGAATATGACGCTGCAGCACCAAGGTCGCTGCACTGTTGCGAAGTTCTATCAGGATAACAGGTCCAAGCACCACCATCGTTTACACAACATGCACCCGAAGGTAGTGGATCATCGCACACTGCTTCGCACAATGCTTTAGTTGCATGCGTGCCATCTGCAGTACGAATACACACAGTCGGATTACTTGGGTCGGTTGCTGACTGATCGACACATTCATATAACCAATCACAATCAGGATCACAATTTTCGTCCCGATACCATTTTGTTTCACCAGAAAAACTGCTGCACTGTTCCTCAGTTTGATTCTCAACACAGGTCCATTCTTCTCCCGGATCTGCCGGATCTCCTTCGCTTAGTTCGAAATACGCAACTGCTAAATGATACTCACCACCGCCACCTATAGAGCCTGTTGTTACACCCAATAAAGCATCATCAAAATCAGAAGACGACCAGCTACCAGAAAAATCAGCATATACCCAAGCAAAGGAACTAGTAACACTTAGGGATACGGCAGTTTGCCAAGATCCACCAATATAAAGATCAACATCAACTGGGTTAGAATAACCACCCCCTTTATGTCGAAGATGAATTCTACAGTTAGTTATTGATGTCAGAGTAGTAACTGCAGTCATATCCCAAGTGCCACGATCTCCGTCGTCAGAGTTGTCACACACCGCTATATCACTGTCTCCTGCCGCAGAAGGATATTCAACATCATCATTGATCAAAGTGTAATTAAAACTATCCCAAGGATTGCCTGTATGCCCATTAGGACGCAAAATTTCCTTCACAGAACGGTAACAACATGCACCCGTACACTCTGCTCTGCACAATGCTTTAGTTGCATACGTTCCATCGGCAGTACGAACACAGCCTGATACATCAGTACATTCATACAGCCAATTACAATCAACACAATCTTCACCTTGATACCAAGTTGTTGCTCCATCACGCTCACTACATTCAGGCTCAGTTTGATTCGGAGTGCAAACACCATCTGCACAACACGCACCTATGCACGCTGCTACACATTCTGCTTTAGTGCTATACGTCCCATCCTCAGTACGAACACATCCTGCGTCAGTGCATTCATAAAGCCAGCTACAATCAACACAGTCTTCACCCTGATACCAATTTGTCACACTACCAAGAGCCTCACACTGTGCTTCAGTTTGATTCGGAGTGCAAACACCATCTGCACAACACGCACCTATGCACGCTGCTTCACACTCTGCCTTAGTATTGTACGTCCCATCCGCAGTACGAACACAACCCGCATCAGTACATTCATAAAGCCAAGTGCAATCAACGCAAACTTCATCATAATACCAATTTGATATTCCGGGGGATTCAGCAAGAGCACTGCACTCTGTCTCAGTTTTATTCTCCTGACAAAACCAATTAAGATCTTCATCTTGGTAACAACATGAACCTAAACACGATGCTTGGCATAATTCTTTAGTTGCGTGCGTTCCGTTCTCAGTGCGAACACACGATCCGTCAACACATTCATAAAGCCAAGTACAATCAACACAATCCTCATTCTCATACCACGCTACTGATGTTGCCCCTACTCCAAGAGCCTCACACTGTGCCTCAGTTTGATTCGGAGTACAAACATTGTCTACACAACATGCACCCGTTGGGGCCACACACTCTGCTTCACACAATGCTTTAGTTGCATAAGTTCCATCCGCAGTGCGAACGCATGACGGTTCGCTACAACCATCAGGATCGCCACACGGAGTCACGCATTCATACAACCAAGTACAATCAACACAGACTTCGTCCTCGTACCAATTTGTCACTGTCGCAAAAGCTGTACACTCTTCCTCGGTTTTGTAGTTCATGCATTCCCATCCATCTGACCCCGTTTGGTAACAACATGCCCCCGAAGGTACTGAACAGTTTTCCTGACACTCTTGTTCACTTATATATACCGTTTCGCCCCCTGTATAATCCGGCCCAACATCAACGCATTCATTATCTTGACAAATCCAATCACCGCTAGGGCAACATTCCGCACAACCATCCGATGAATTAATTTTAAACAGCCAACTGGGAGCAACGTCACAAGTGGGTGGTGTCAATTCGCCTTCAAGTTCTATATCCATACATGTAGCTGAAAAAGAGTCTATTTGCCATTTGTCGGGACCAACCGCTGCTGCAGAATCACATGATATTCCAATGCTAAAATTATCTCCACACGCTAGCTGAGATTCCCAATTCCAAGAGCCAGGTGGACCTTCTGGCACAGTAAATGTTTGATAAACATTATTATCATCACAAGTGACTCCTGATAATACAATAGAAGCTACACCATCCCATTGACAACAATCTGTTGGAGGGCATCCCTCCGCAGCAATAGCACCTGAACAAATAGGTGCATTTAAATATATTCCTGATGAAGTTTGGATACATATGCTATCTTCTGCCACCTCATCCCAAGAACACCCCCACCACCATTCTCCGGATCTACAAACGTCTTGAGTGTCGTAAGTTCCATTCGGACTCTGAACACATTGGCATTCGCGTCCCCCTGGAATATCATTAGGATCAGGCACACCGCTACACTCCCATAACCAACATGCGGATTCACATTCGGCTTGGGTTGCATAAGTACTTACTGATTTATCTACTTCTACACACGCATTTCCAACGCAATTCCATCCCGTGGTCTTGCAAGCATCCAAGCACTCTTGTTGACTTAAATACTGACCATTTGATGCTTCAATGCACCTGTCAATTGTTGTAATTTCTGGGTCTACACAAGTCCACTTGTTTTCTCCACAAATGCTAGAACAGTCACGCGAAGAACAACCACCGGCAACTTTTGCCCATGAAGAATTTGGGTATTGTGAAAAACAATCCGCTGGGGTTATATTCTCTACACAGTAGTACGAAAAACTTGCAGGATTTGTTGTTTTATCACACCAGCAACACGTACCGTCTGTGGCAACAGGAGGATCGCAGTCACAATGACGTATAGGTCTACCATCTGCACACCTACCAGCACCAGAAGTATAAATTGCATTAACTTGTATTTCTGATATGTCAACAGGACTAGAATCTTCATCAGACTCAACTGTTATTTTAAGTAACGCATCTTCCCAAGCACAAAAACCGTGATTCCTATTTTTTAAATCAAAATTAAATACATAATTTGCAAATGTACCACCCTGCGAGACAGGTGTTCCAGGAAATTCGCTACATGTGCTAGTATTACAGTACCCAAACTTACCACTAGCACTAGTAAGCGGCGTAGTGCTATCTCCTTCAAAAAACTGCAAAGTAAGCTCATAGTCATCATCATGAGCAACTTGCAGTCTTACAATTCCAGAAATAGTATCCATCGTGTTAAAATAAGGAGGAAGCTCTTCCAAGTTAAGAAACTGAGTTTTGCCACCAGCTTGTTTTACTTCAACTCCAGAAGCTCGTAGGTATGTTGAGTCAAATGGTGCTTCAATTCCACTATTAACGGTTTGCCACTTTGCTGTAGGTCCACCTATAGCCTCAAACGTTCCAGCCCCGTCACCACTGGGAAAAAGTATAGCGTCTAAATACACTGGCATATCATACTCCTGAACAATTCACCCAAATTGGCCTATATTCCCGATTTACTCTTTGTGCTATTACATACGCACCACTTTGCACAGTCAGTCTAGCATCTCTATTAACGAGAGAGACATCAATGTTAGTAATGAAGTCGTAATCCTTAGTTCTTAACGTGCCACTTGTTGGTGATGCGTATGACGTTGGACATGCTATTTCCTGCTGTGCGAACCCTTCAACAGTCATCGGCAACATAAGCCCACCACTATAGTGAATTTCAATATCACCAGGGCAAGTTATTTGAGCAACCTTAGTGTCATTACAATACCAAGTTTGCATATCATCAATGCCATTGTGACCCGGTATAGTGTGGTCAAGCCTAACAGACAACGGAGCGTCTGGATTAAGCACTGCATCACCAATGGAAATTCTTTTTGCGTCAGTTTTTCCCGCAATGCTATTTTGAATATTAAGCCTATTAGAAAGGTTGCCTGAACCAAACATCAACCTTTCATTATCTTCAAGACCAGCAACAATCTCTATGTTTTGCGTGCCATTGTCATCACGGCTCAACATACCTCTTAACGCATGTTCACCAATACCAATGGAATCATCCATATTGCTGTCAGTACCAGCACTTTCCCCGATAAATATAGTTCCTTCAGCACTCCTAGCTAAATACCCAGCATCAGTACCAATAAATATTGAATTAGATATATTATCCGAATCCCTACCTGCACGACTACCAATAAATATTACTGGAGTATCTATAGTAGCCGGACCCAAAATATCCGGGTTATTAGTGGTGGCATCCCTACCCGCTTCAGCACCAATCATTACAGCATTTTTCCAGCCAGTAGCAGAAGCAGCAGCTTCACAACCAATCACTACACAACCAGTATTCTTAACAGTGTCTACAAGATTTCCAGAATTTGACCATATATGGTTACAGTTATCAGACACTAAAGCGTAGCCGCGTCCAGCATAAGGATGTATAATCCTGCTAAGATCTGTTAGCGACATCGAACCAATTTTATCACTTGTTCCAGACGGAACACTTAGGGCAATATATGATTCATCGTTATCTATCTCAGGCGTTAAAGTCTCTGCATCTGCAAGGGTCGTGAAGTCTAGATGCATCCTCTTGCCATTGCTAAAGCTCGCCAATCTCAAGCCTGTTCCAGCAAAGTTAGATTGAACATTAGCCGAATCTATGTATGTACCGTCAGCAAACTGAACAGAACCCCTAACCAACATGTCACCGTGAAGTTTAACAAACGGACGACTTATTGCTGCACTATTAGTACCTGTAGGGCCAACATAATTAACACTTGTAGTCTTTTCATTTGCAGCCAATGGCATTGCCACAGAAGTGTGATCAAACTGCATTAATTCATGTGAACTATCGGTATCTGTAAATCTAAGAGAAAGAAGACCGTTCACAGAAGTGTGATCGTTATCTTTCAGATCTATTATGGCTATATCTCTTTCTGTTTCAACCGCATGGCTAAATGACAAGATATGTCTATCATTTTGACCACCAAGAGACAAGCTGCCATCTTGAACTAATAACTTTGTAGGATAACCCGGATTAGACGAACGAATATCACCACTGGCAATAATTACGTGACCTTCAGCAACAGTCAAGCCATTGCTATTAAAGGTCATTTCTGTGTCAGCCACTGGAGCAACAGTAAGGTCACCATCAGTAACAGAAAAATCAGCATAATTAATAGAAACATTTCTACCATTACTACCGCCCATGGAACCCAATACGATTGGCGTATCCCCGTGGCCAATAGCAAGAGCGTAGTTGTCCATGTGGTCATTCAGACCATCTTCTATTCCTGTACCAATAATAATACAGCCCGTTGGTGTAGAAGAGGTCGATTGTTGAAGATTTCCGTAACCTACAATCACATTGCCTTCAGCTTGTTCTCCCGAACCAAGGTTTAAAGCACCCACAATAGTGTTACTGTTTGGAGTAATAGCTGTAAACAAAGAGCCTACACCGACTACTGTGTTATGAGCACTTGTTGTGAGACTTTGCAGACTGCCACTGCCGATAGCTATATTGTCAGAGCCGGTAGATAAAGAATTGAGTGCATAATGACCCAATGTAGTATTTCTATGAGCAGAGAGCGTCGGCCTAGAATCTGGAGACCCTGAACCAGCATAAGTGTTACCCCTGACATCAACATACAATGTGTCATAATCATAATCATGGTCATGCTCATGCTCATGAGAATGGGTATGTGATGGGTCTGCATAATCGTGAGTATGATCACCAGTTATTATATCAAATTCGTTACCATCATCATCAAGGAAAAATATTGATTGAGTTTGATTATCAGCAATTTTTGGCTTAATATATAGTTTGCCATAAGCTGGCGTAGCAGAAGGAGCTAAAGACTGCTCTCTAATAGCAACCGTTCCACTGTTAGTAACGCCTGAATGACTAATAACCAATGGCTCAAATGGAGTTACATCTCTATAGCCACCTCTTCTCAATTCTCCAATGCCAACATATCCATCGTTGGTAACAGACAAAAAGCTAGATAATGCACCAATATCCCCACTTGGTTTGATTAATGAAAAATCAACAAGTTGGTTTCCTGCATTATATGCAATTTGTACCCCAGAAGCACGAGTGTTGCCATTGCTAATAATATCGAGACTAGAAGTTTCAAGACCACTAGCGGAAAATCTCACGTTGCAACTATTGTCACCTTGCACATTAAACAAGGTAGCTGGCACAATAGGTTCAGCACCAGAAGCAACGGCAATATTAGTAATACCAACTAAACCACTAGCCCTTAGAACGCTAAAGGGCTCAAGCACTGTAGTAGTATTGTTGTGTACTCTTAAGGCAAACCTGTCAGTATCTGCATTGAGATCGTCATGATTTTCAAGACCAAACCCATGCATAGTGCCAGATATTCTCGTGGCAAGATCAATACCAACAGTTACTCCAGAATCAACTGTGGCTATGGATAAGTGATAATCACCATTGCCAGACGGTCCAATAAAGTTAACGGGCTGATTATAAGAATACGCTTCGACATGGTCCTCAGACCCAAAATACGTTATGTTATTAGAGTTACTTTGTAATGTCCTAAAGAACAACCCATGACAACCGCTCTGAGTAACTAAAGACAATTTCTTATCACTAAGAACCCGCTGTGTCTGCATATGCAGCCCATCTTCTACTTCGATGGAAATATTAGATTGCCATCTTGACCTAGCATAACTACTATCTACTTCAAGACAAGTGAGGTCTTGATTTGGCTCTTTAAAGATATAGCGATAATCTCTGACGTATCCAATACCACTGGAGTGTACTTCAAATCCAGCACCGTCTAGAGATGCATCACTTAAGTACCCACAAAGATTACCACCTGTTAAACCATCAGTTTCAGGATCACAGAACCCACTGGTAGCCAGATGTAATGTCTTGCAATCATAAATACATTCTGTGATAGTATTCCAAGTAAAGTTCGTATCATGAACAGAAAGCAGCCCAGTAACAACAAGATCATTAAACCAACCATCCCATTTTAATTCAGAACTACCGATAGAATAGATATCTGTCTGATGCGGAAGCACATTGCCAAATGTAGCTGTTCCTGATACAGCTATGTTACCATCACCAGTTATGTTTTCTTCTACGTCTAAATTTCCACTAGTAATTATATTTGACATTACAGTAAGGCCACTACCAAAAGTAACCTCGCCACTGGTTACCATAGTACCACTAATACCTACAGTTTCCGCTACATTCAAATGACCGCTCGTATATACATCGCCACCAATATCCGCATTACCGCTGACATCTACATTGCGTCCAATAGACGTGTCTTGATCTACGGTAAGGTCACTTTTAACAAGTACATCATTACCAAAAGTAGCATCTCCACTGACATTAAGCAGCCCAGTAACACTTGCGTTTTCTAGTATATCTAGATTATCACCAACAACATCGTTGAACCAACCATGCCATTTCAACTCAGGTCTACCTAAACTATATGCATGGGTCTCATTTGGTACGATATTACCATCAACTGTGAGAATCCCGTGGCTTCCAGATGGAGCTGCTGTATTAATTCCAATATAACCATCGCGATCCATAGAAAAGACGGTGGAATAATTATATTGATCTGGATAATCTACACCTTGCGGCGTGTGCCTTGTGACCAAAAAATCGCCAGAACTAGGGTATGACAGACCGCTTGCTAAGAACGCAGTACCCCAATTGTACGAACCATGCCCAAGATTAAAAATGGCATTTTGAGATGGAGACACATCACCAGAAGATTGTATGGCACCAAAACTGTGTAAGCTACTAACACCTACACCCAGCTTTTTGTTAAGAAGATCACCAAACAATAACGGAACATTGGTAGTTATTTCTGACGTATCGCACAAGCCCTCGTAGTCAACAGGGTGAGCACCAACATAAAAATTATAATTAGAGTTCTCACCAATATAAGCCCCAGCACCATGACCAATAGCAATATTAAAATCACCCTTTTTGTTGGTCTGTAACGCAAAATTACCAATGCCAACGTTGCCAGAACCAACAGTGTTACCAGCAATAGCATTATACCCTACCGCAACATTCTGACGACCAGTAACGTTACAACTTAAAGCGGTGGCACCAATAGCTGTGTTTTTTACGCCATTGTAATTTCCATGTAGAGCATTATAGCCAAATGCAGAATTATCTTGATTTGACCTTCCAACAAGATCTCTTTTTGCGATAGCACCATCGCCAACAAGAGTAGTTCTAGTATCAATACTATCAATATTTTTAGCTAGAATATCTTGATTGTCAAGAAATATATGAACTGAATCAGATAAATTAACAAGACTAGTTCTTAAATCTGCTGGCGATATTTGTTGAGTAGAGTTGTCTGGCAACAGCAACCCTATAGAGGTAATATATCCCTCTTTGGTGAGAATCATCTAATTACCCTCTCTCTACTACCTTAAACTTATTTGAAGCGTATCTGTATCAAATTTAACACTGTCTCCAATATAGATTTTGCGAGCATTTCCTAATTCTGCGTGCATTAGTAGGTTTCCACCTGCTCCAGAATCACATATGGCAACGCCTGAAACCCAACCCCAATCTGTTAATGCTGTCTCAAAAGTGATAGAATCACTATTCCCAACTACTCCGCTAAGACCACCCTTGGGGTCGTCATCACTAGTAGTCGTAAAACTCCATATTGCATCGCCTACAGACGATGGATCTCCAAGATCTTTTCTTCTATAACCAGTATCTACCCCATCTATACCAGAAGGTAATTCAGGAATAGTAAGACCAGTATCTGAGTCAATAGGTACACCGCTCGTGAGAGCGATGCAAATGCCAGATGGTTTCTGAAAAGAGTCACTACGGAATAAATGATGTAATAGTCCAGACTCCAAATAATCTGAAAGTGCTGCCATGGGTCAATTCTCCAAGTAAAATTCCTGAATGTATTCATATGTACTGTATTATACACAAAAAAAGGGGCATCACCATTAATTGGCGAATACCCCTCTATTATCCTTTAAGACCGTAAAAGTCTACGAATCTTGATTCTGTAATGAGCTACCAAAGGCCACTGACCCGTTACCAACCCTATTAGGTGCTGGGTTATTGCTTGGTTCATCTGTTGCCAGAGGCTGGGCGATGTCCATTTGGTTATCATGACCCAAGAATCGATCACACAGATCACGGAATGTCTGCATCAGGCTATACATACGTAAAGAATCATTAACCGTAATCAGATAACTACGATTTCTGGATTCCAACCTTGTATACTGGACCAAGATCTGAGAAGCTGCTGAATAAAGCATTCCACCGATACCGTTACGGAACTGCAAACTGCTCCAAATAGGAATATTAGCATCTGTACCATCGAACATCCACGGAATCTCGATCAGTGGAGTACTGGACATTTGAATATTATCCAAATTGATAGGACGCAAGCTTTCGCTAAGTTCTATGTCAGCATCCAGAACAGACATAATATCAACGTCTTCAGGGTTGTAAGTGATTACACGCCGTGTTCGATCACACATACCAACCAATTGGTTCATATGTGCCTGTGTCGAATCATCAGTACCTACCCGATTGTTAAATTCATCATTACCAACGATTTCATGCAATAGATCAACACATGGCCTCATGCCAAGAAGGATGCTCTGATTCTTAAATCTGGTAATCATTCCAGTAAAATTGCCTACTGCTACTTGCTCTGTCATAATTATTCTCCTGTAAAAGTTATTGAGTTACTTATTGGTGTCTACTCTCGTGTGCCGTGTTGCGACCGGTGTAATTTGGTTAAATTTAGAATTGACGGTTGCAAAAGCTTCCTTGAACGATTGGTCAGGGTTGGAGTTAAATTCATCCTCGAAAAGGATTCCTCGCATTGTGTCAAATATTGGTTCGCGTTGTTCTGATTGGCGAAGACCAATGATTTGTTCGGCTTCCGTAACGTCTCTGTGAAACAAAGGTGGAATAGTATCATCCCCCGCCTCCTTACGACGTTTTCTCCGTCTAACTAAAGACAAGACACCTTGAACACCAAGCCACCCCAAAGCACCGCCCGGAACAGCAACACCTAAAATTGGTAATATCCAACCAGACTTACTGATTAAATTTCCTAAAATGCCCACATTTTCTTTTTCCGGAGGAATAACCGGTTGTGGGTCCGGTTTCGATTCTGGAGTTACCTCTGGAACAACCGGTGGAACAACCGGTGGAACAACCGCATTGTCTATTGAGTGCATATCCTTAATAACACTAATGATTTCTTCTTTAAATTTCTTCATCCTTTCGTCTATGTATTTATTATCTTCTTCCTGCACTCCCTTGTCTTCTAGCTTAAGAGGTTCTTCTGTAACAGGCTCCTCGACTACGGGTTCTTCTACATCAGGTTCTTTGAATGGAGGTAATGGTGTAGAATCGACAGGGTCTTCTGTAACAGGCTCCTCTTGGTCTGGTGGCAGTGGTGGTCCACCCTGTATACGAGACTCAGGCTCACTTCTATTCTTTATTCTGCAAGCACAATCTGTGTCACACTTACAGTCTGAATCACACGGACATTCGCCGTTTTTACAATCCTCACATCCTACACACCCACAATCACATTTATCATGATGATGATCGTCATCCTTAGCATCGTCATTCTTGACATCTTTATCGTGTAACTCTATTCTTTTTTCATCGTTCTGAGAACGTGGAACAAGAAATGGATAGTTCTCGTTGATGCTACTTGCAAAGAGTGCGATATTACTATGAACACCCTCTCGACCTTTACCCTCTACAAACCCATGGATGATACCCGCTAGACTCCCATTATCATACACGACAAGTCCACCAGAAGCACCAAAACTTAGGTAAGTCCTAGTCAGAAATTGATTTTTAATTAATTGTGTGACATATGTTTGTTTAGATTGTAGTTTACCACCGGGATATCCTAATAGCCATACCTTATCCCCCACCTTGGGCTGTCTATCTACATCCATAAGATAAGTATTGAGATGCTCATGCGGTATCTTGTTTACGGTGCGTAAAATCGTCAATCCGTCAGGAATTAATCCAGTAGTACGAAAGTTATCCATAACTCGAACGGGATAGCTATGTCCTTGTATAACTACTGTAGATCGTCCTTTGATAACGTGGCTAGCTGTGATAAACCAACCATAATTCTTATATACACGTAGACTGACTGCGGTGCCCTGGAACCCACTTGCAAGAAGGCCAGGTCCAGTAGAATGAATCATATATGCTGGTGGTGAATTCTGCGTTTCTGCATATACTTCTGTGTGCATAGGAACGAGCGTTAATAACAACAATAAAATATATTTCATAATATATCCTTTAGGGAATGATTAACAACAACTGTAGAAGCATAACCATCAATAGAATGGTGGCTTGTCGCTTCACTAACCGATTTACCCAACCATAGAGACCCAAAATATTTTTTAATAAACATTAAAGGGCGATACCAAGGGAGCTTGGTTAATAGTTTAAAGTCCGGTGCTGTATATCTGACTGAGCCGAAATGTTCAAAGCCGGGTAACGGCCCTCTCCAAGTGAGAGGTGTACACGGAACAATATCATAAATTTCTTGAAACCTGAGTCTTTCGCAAGGAAAGATGTCTATAGGCTGGTCATCTTTTAGATATCTTGGTGATCCAAAATCGATAATGACGTGGTCACAAGCAAGACCCGGCCCGTAATAAGCGTCGGCCTCAAAAAACTTAAGAGCCATTATGCCAGCTACTGCTCCACCAGCACTATGGCCACAATGAACAACTTTTGTAATATTGTTATTGTTTATTATGTCAAAGATGTAACTATCTTTGACAAGAACTGTTTCAACTTCTTCGGCAAGTCTCAAAAATCCCTCATGAAGACCTATACCATGTAAATGGCGAACATCTGTATCGGCATTGTACAACCAAAATTCAATATCTTGCGTGCCGGAATAAGTAAGGTACAATGTTTGGTCTTCTACGGTATACCCTACCTTTATTGTTCCATCATCACCTATCAAGTTTCTCTTTAATGAAATCCCTTTCGCCCAAAAAGCGTTATTGTGCCATTGATTCTCATTTGACCATTGTTCAGTCTCTTTAGCACGATATATTACATTTGATAGTATGGCTGCACGAGATATGTTATGTTCGTTAATTTTAGACATATTTGCTCACCATTTGAGTATCGTTGTTGTATCCTTACATCTTCCTAATACGTGGTATGTTTGATTGTTAGAGAAAAAACTAGGCTCAATCCATAACAGAAAGAGCCTAGTTCGTTATAAACAAATCGACTCTTAGAAGGAGCCCAGTAGGATGCGTCTGTTGTCCAGAACGCCAAATCCAACTTCTGCCCAACCGTAGAATCCAGCTCGTTGATGCCGGTGCAGTGCGGGATCTTCAAAGACCTCCAATGGCTGCTTAACTGGCATAACAAAACTATCATTAGATGATTTATCAAGACCAACGACCAATTCAAGGTCGGCAGTCTGAACAGCACCAGAAAGACTATCTGTAAAGAACGTCTGGTACTCTTGGCCTTCACCAAGCTCATCAAGATCGATAAGATTAACACCAAACACGCGAGTAATCGGAGCACCATCTTCAGATGCAACATAGATTTCGCGACGGCTTACTTCATCGATCTGATCCAGACCCCAGTTACGAATATCTTCCAGAGCTTCTGGAGAGACATACAGGTCAGTCAGACGACCACGAGTACTTGTGCCAGTATTTCCACCAGCATTTCGACGCATAACAGTCTGCATAAGAGAAATCAATCTCTTGCTAAACATACCGGCAGTAGCATCGCCATCGTAAACAAGGATGTTACGGTCAACGCCAGCAGCCAGCAATGTGTGCCAACCATCGTCATTCATCTTTTTCACAAAAGAAGCTTCCAGAACCTGCGTAGCACGAGAAACGATGTCCCAGCGTGCTTCGCGAGCATAACGCAGCAACCAGTCAATTGAACTGGTAATACCATACGTCGGAATGGTCACATAGTCACCTTCGACGGCTCGTTCAGGAATTCTACCGTTACCAGGATTTGTGTAAGCAATGTGCTCACCTTCAAGTCCTGGAGAGATCAAGTCCAGTGGGTACTCAGTACCAGCACCTGGCTCAACCGGAATAACTTCGAAAATGTTATCAAGAATATCGCCACTCAGAACACCTTTACGCAAGGGCATTTCAAGTGCTTTGGCGAATTCTCTTTGTGCAGCAAGAGCGATATTGATGTCAGAATCGCCAGTGCTTTTCAGAAGCGAAATAATTTCTTCGCTTGGTCTATCATAAGACATATTTAGATCTCCTTTTTTATAATGTTGTGATTAATTCTTAAGCCACTGGACCATGATTAGGAAGGTTAACATGCAGCTTGGCATAGCCATCAGAATCTTTACGACTCATCCAACGGCCAACACAAAGGTTGCCGGAAGCAATAGAGGTACTTCCAGCCGAAACACCAATTGTTCCAGTCGTGCTAGCATAAGCCAAAGCACCAGGGGTCGGAGTACCTGTAATCATATTAGTTACAACAGTACCACGAGTCATAATGGTGACCTTGCCACCCTTCTGAACTTCATCTTTATGTTGGTTCAGATGAGTTCGTGTCAAGTCTTTGTTTACAACATCGTTTAAAAGGATACCAACGGGAATGCTTGTGTCTACAGCCGTTGCGTACTTTACGAGGTTCTCACCCTGGTCCATTGCTGCACCAGATGCAAGTTGATTTCCATCGTATATAGCAACGCCACCACGAGTAGCAGTGCCTGCGTTGTAGAAAAATGAAATATCAGTAGTTTCTACGTGTCTATCTGCTTTAAGAGCCATGTTTTATTTCTCCTATATAAGAAAAATGGTTATTATTACTTGTTGAGTCTACCAGAAATCCAGTCAGACAAATCTGCTCTAGCTGACATAGCCTCTGTGGCTTCGTCTTTTTCGGCAACAACCAAAGTAGCATCTTCAGATACGACATCTTCAAATACTTCTTCAGGAGTTTCGATTGCTTCTTCGGTTTCTTCTGATGCTTGTGTTTCATCAGCTTCTTCTGTGCTCGTTGCTTCTTCAGCAACAACAGTGTTTTTAGTAGCATAAAGACTAATCACAGCGTCAAAAGCTTCATCGTCTAACGCTTCAAATGAAGCAAGATTTGCTTCCGCATCACTGGATTCCATGCCAGCTTCGACAAGTGCGGCTTTTCGCTTATTGTCTTTTTCGCGTTTCTTGACTTCGTCAAGTTCTTCGTCACGTTTCTTAACTTCGTATTGGCTAGCAGTCAGTTCTGTTTTAGATGCTTCAAGAGAAGCAGTGAGTTCACTCACTTCAGTTTCAGATGTGCTAATCTTTTCTTCCAAACCAGCGATAATCTCTTCTTTTCCCTTAACGGAAGCTTCAAGAGTTTCAATGTCAGAAGATAATACTTCAGCCTTGGCGGCTTCTGCTTTCAATTCTTTAATTGTCTCATTAGCTTGAGTAAGTTCAGATTTGATTTCACTAATTTGTTCTTCCAAAATCTTGGAATCGGACATTTTTAAGTCTCCTATAAAACTAGATGAATCCACGCTAAAAGCGATACTTTTAGAGTTTAAAATTATACTTCTTGGGTTAGCTGGATTTGATACCAGACCCTTTCCTGAAAACGAAATATCACGCAGGGCACGACCTACTTTGTATCCTTCGTATTTTCCAGAGCCTCCATAGGCCCTCAAGTGCTTGGTTAAAAATGCCGATTCGCTATCTCTTGTTACGACATGTTGATTCCCCAAATCGTCTATCACAGAATAATCAAAACCAGCAAAAGAACATTCCATCGAAACAAACCATTCGCCCGCTTTAATCTCAGCAATGATATTGCCCATTCTGGTTTTGTTCTCTACGTCTGTCCAACTATTATATAGTACGGCCTTGGTTATAATATCAAAATTACTTGGAGGCTCCGTTGTGTCGGAAGATATTACAGTACCCTCACCGTCAATGACACGACTACTTATAATATGTCCGATGATATCATTTTCATCGTGCATAAAGTTAAATTGTTTGTCTACTGGAGTGTCTCTTGCTGCCCACGTAGCATCAGCCATAAAGACATCGTCGTTACCATTCCAATTGGTCGAAACCAGAACTGACTCAAGATAATAGAGATCAGTACTTTCTGCGATGCCACCTGAACTGTTAGCAGATATAATAGTAGCTAAAGAAAGGTCTGTATCTCCTTGTTCAACAAGAAGAGCAGGACTGCAGTATGCAATCGATGCTTGGCTACTAACTGAATCAGAAATTCCGTCTTCTGTTTCTCTATCGAATATTTGTATTTTTTTCATAGTTATTACCTCTATAAAAGTATACACGAAAAACTGTTTTTATTTAGAAATACCTCCCTTTTAACCCAATACATACTCTACATACAGAGCGATAACTGCCTTTTTATACTCATCTGCATTCATACTCTTTATGTTTATAGAATGGGTTTTCAGCATATTATCGAAATCTTTAGGGATTGCTTGTTCAGAGCTAAGTGCTATATTTATAGACTCATCAGTAACCTCCGACATCACCTCTATATTGGTAAATGCGTGGAGTTTTATTGGCTCTAGCCCTATAATGTCTGCTTTTGTTAGATGTCTTGCATCCTTTTTACCCTTCACACCTAAGTGTGCAGAATTGATAAGAGTAGACACCCTGTCAAATGTATTGTTAGCCCATATAAACAGATTAGCTACCCCAGGCTTAGTTTTAGGCTTGTCACGACGAGGCTTCCTTTTGATTTCATCCTTTTTAAATTTAGGACGACCATTCTTATTATCCTTTGGCTGCTGATATTCCATCTCATCTTCTTTAGGTGGATGATACGGCCCTACTTTATCTGGATTACGATCATTATCTCTAACCTTGACTTCTCTCTTGAGACGCATTTTCTCGACAGCAGGGATCTCCTTAAATCTCTCTAGAATAGTCTCATGACTAATAATGTCTCTATCAGCAAGTTCTAACAGTAATTTCTTCTCTGATCCCTCATCTGTTAGGCTCATCTGATCAAAAGTAATGTGAGCTGATTTGCTGAAACCCATAGATCTTCGAACGATATCGAATTCCTTCTCCCAGAACTTAATCAGTTGATCTCTACCATATTGTAAGCGTTCAACAAGCGTCTTAAGAGAAATGAAGTTATTAGTGAATCCACCAGATTGACCAGCCATCCCCGTAAGAGTCGGAGGGACACCAAGACCTGCATAGATAGAGTTTAATACAGACACATACTTTTCAGAACCAAGAAATTTATATACCATACTATTCGATTCTGTGTATTTCAATTCTGGACCCCAAATGAGTTCCATAGTGCCCCCACCGGTATCTGATGCTAAAACATTTTTTAGCTTGTCAACACCAGCCTTGGTTGGTAGAATCTTGTGTTCGAGGTCTCCCAGTGTCCATAATCTGATATTGGAAATAGCACCATCCAACGCTGAGAGATCCGCCAAACGCATCTTTTCAAGCATAATAATATCGTCAAGAATGGCATAAACAAGAGGGTTCGCCCATTGCTGCCAATCATCCTTCTTGTAATAATAAACCGATAGCTTAGTATCATCTAACGGTATTCTCTTATCTTTTCGTTTTATAGCTTGCTTTATATTTGGAGGCAGAGTATTGTATGTAACCATTGAGGACATATCTTTACTAAAATTGTCCAAAAAGGCGGGGGTTTCTATCTCATAAGAAGCTCTCCCCATCATCATATTGATGTCTCCGTCCTTAAGTTCAATGTTCAAAGGATTGAGAAAATTATACCTCCAAGGCAATATACCCTTTTTAGTATTAGGGGCTCTAACGGTTATGTCATTAGCTATACTCTTAATGTGCTTAACTATTTTAGGAGTAACCTTAGCATCACTTTTGTAGACAAACACCTGACCGGTCCTATACAAGTTATTCAAGAATCGCTCAGACCTTTCTTTACCGTCAACCTTCTTGAACCAAGCTTGGAAAAATTTCTCCACACTAGGATTCTCATGAACTACATTAATGCCCTGACTACCAAAATCTCCCATCAAATCAATAATATTTCTAATAATGCCAACTTTGTCGTATGCCTGCATACACATACTAATGGCTTTTTTCTTTTCCGTTGGTACTTGTTCGTTTGACCTAAAAGCATAATAATCACTATGATTAAACCCAGGACGCACAGACTTATTTGGTTCAATATCAAGAAAATCTCTATGGCCACCCTTGGTTTTCTCAAGGAAACTTCTATGGTTACCCTTAGACACACCGTGATAACTATCCATAGCTTCTGAAAATTCCGCCATGGCATTTTCTTTACTAGCACTATCGTTTTCATTCCAAGTAACCACAGACTGTGTCTTATCTTTATCGCTCATTTGTATGCCCTTGACTATGAATTAAATTGTTTTCAAATCAATTGAATTGGAATTAAATTGTCTATGGTACTATACACAAAAACTAATATACATCCTGCATTCCATCTGTGAACCAACTTGGACCAGTAAACATTTCACCTGTTGGTTTAGCGTCTGTAAACGTAGCGAAGCCTCCATAAAATACATAATCTGGAGTTTCGGGCGTTCTATCAATCTTTCTTGCAGCCATATTAGCCATTATCAATGAAGAGTAACGGTCCTTACGGACTTTGCTTTTCTTACCTGCCGCCACAATGATTTCTGGAGTATCCCATCTAGCACGACCAGACTGCGTTTCTGTCATTTGGATCATAGCTAATTCATCTTTGAGTTCTTCTATTTCTACGACACATTCTTCAAGAGTATCATACTGCCTACCCTTTATTTCGTCTTCCACATTAGACAGTCCGATGCTGATAGCATCATAACGAGGGAAAAGAACAACCTTATCTTCGAAGTCTTTCCTTAAACCATGGTTAGCTTCCTCCAGCCATTCGTATCTAGCAAACTGACACATCTCAAGAATATGCAGTCCACGTTCGCCATCGGTATCCTGCTCTTTATCGGGATCTATTATCGGCCAAATTGGAACCTCGCCATCCCTAACCTTGTCTTTATCATGAAGAGATTCCATAACGGCAATGCCGCCACCTTGAGCGTCCATAGCAACATGTACACATGGGAACAATCTCATTAAGTCTCGTATCTTCCTTGCACAATAAGAATAAAAATCGTTATCAGAAACAAACCCTCTTTTAACCTTTTCTTTATGGTCAGCACGAGTAGTCGTCCAGCAATGAACAATTCTTCTATGATCACCATTTAATTCGATAACAACAATACTAAAATTATCAACTTCGGAGGCAGGGTCAACACCGAACACATATTTTTTGTTTGTATCACCTATCAACTTTGCTTCAAAGACAATATCCTGACCACTACTATTCTTAATAGGTTCTAAGTCAGAACTAACGCATGATTCTATGAGAGTACGCTTGAAGAAGCCCTGAGAGTCCCTAGTAAAGCACGCACCGTACTCCATCATATAAATGCCCGCATGTACCGTAGCTTTTGATCGAGCGACGTGGGCGGCATCCATGAAGCCCTCGGGAAGAAGCTCAAATGGGATGCGTATAATAGAATATTGAGTCCAGTCGAATTCTTTCGGCGGATCTTCGCCACCGAACACATCTCTAAGCTTATTTTTATTACCACCGCTTTTTATAATAGATTTCCACTTCTTCCAATAAGCAGCAAAATGGTTAAAATCATAATACGCAGTTCCAGAAAGTATGATTTGGTTGTCCTTGCTTTCTAGATGGTCGCCCTCATCATTTAGTTTAACACCTAACTCTTTAGCTCTTTTTATCGCCGCTACACGTTGCACATTATCAATCGGCTCCGCTTTAACAACACCGAACCCAGCCACAACAGTTTCGAAGATATCACGAGGAATAGAAGCAAATTCATCGGCAAGAATATCATTTGCTCTCTGGCCACGAATCTTCTGACCATCACCAAGCGGTAAACAAGTTACTCGACTACCATTAAGACGCATAACACAACGGTCTGTCTCTCTTCTTGGACCGCTATTGACATCGCAAATACTTCGTAGTATTGGAGAGTTATGCCATATGGTCTCCATATATTCAAAAAGAACTTTAGATTGTCTAAACGCAGCACCGACCACTACAACTTTACGATTTGGTAATAATATACATCTTAAAATAGCATACAAAGATAGAATAAATGATTTCCCAAATCCACGCGAAGGAATTAACATAGGAAATTTTCGGTTCCACATCTCATGCAACATTAATGCTTGTGACGGTAGAATCTTAATGTTAAACATATGATAACATATAAAGGAAAAGTATTCTGGCTTTGACAATAACCAAGTCACCTTTAAATGGAAGTCATCATCGTCCGGCGATATAATAGACATAGGATTGAATATATCCCTTTCAGGCACATCCAATCCCAACCAAGCATCGTTTATTTCAATTAATTTACTTGCCTTCATTTTTTACACTATCTAAGTCATACTTACTGCCGAGTATATAATCTGCAAAACCATGATCTACAGCACCACAAGCACTTAAATACCAATCTCCGTTTTTCATCTTTCTCGTGATATAGTTTCTGGCTTTGTCTATTGTTCCACCTTTATAGCTCTCTTTAAAAACCTTAGATTTTATAAAGGCACTTGAGTATATGTCTAACATTACATCGCAACAATATTTATCGTATTTGCTTGCCGCCTGTACATCAAGATAGTTACCCTCATAACCACCGTTACCGTAATGCGACATAAAATAAGAATGAGTAGTCATTACACGATTATCTGATGCTTGCAATACAATACTACTCATAGATTCAGCTTGTCCATAAACAACAGTAGACACAAATGACTTACACATTGTTATAGCATCATAAATAGCCATGCCACTTTGCCAGTCACCTCCAACGCTCAACATATGTATGAGAATAGGTCTACTGTTAATACTATCAAGCGTTCGTATATTCTTGATAAACTTGGAGGCCATCTTATATTCAATACCCGGATCTTCGTCTTCGTTACCGATATGGCTATGAAGATATATCTCACGAGATTTAATATTTATATTGTATGAGTGTATATCTCCTATTACATCTGTAAATTCCATCATTGCTTCCTTTCATACTTACTATTTATTCTTTTGAATAAGCTATTAGCATATAGAAAAGCATTGTGCTTATCGCCACAAAAAACGACATGGACATCATCGTTTACTTGAAATTCCATTAATGTTCGTAAAATATATTTCCCAGTTATCTTGACGCTACTCTTATTGGGTATCCTTGTATCTTGCGGAAACTTCATAAGATCTTCTAATGTAAATTCTAAAAGAATAAACCTATGAGGAAACTCTTGCATTCTTTCTATCTCTGCAAGAAACTGTTTTTTCTTCTTTCCAAAGTTTATCGCTACCTCTTCAACACAGCCCTTTCGTTCTATACATATTTTATCTTCTAAACCAACTAAGGTATAATCACCGGTATCTAGCTTACGTACAACCATTCCTAGACATTTATCAAATTTACTAAAATGATAACCTTCTCTTTCTCTGGTATCACGTATAACCGTATAATCTGGAGCTTTAGCCATTGCTATTAACCCTTACTATATCCATAAACAAAGATTCATAGATATGTTCATCTTTAGTAATATTTTTATGGCATTCATAGCATAATGTAATGCCGTTGTATTCATCAAATCTTAAATGGGGTGCCGACGACCATTTCCTAATATGGTGAGCATTCAATCGCTTCTTATAACCACAGGATGGCATCTGACAAGTAAACTTGTCTCTTGTGAAAATTCTACGCCTCCACTCCTTGTATACCGGATCATTATAATCTCGTTTCATTAGATTCCTCTACACGTTTAATCTTAATGTCGCCCAGTATCTCTTTAATAAAAGTCAGGGTTTTCTTATTTGACTTATTCTGCTTGAGAAGAATCTTGGCTAATTTAGCACTGACTTTAAAACATGCGTCATCTGGATCATTAGCGGTAATAAATATAATAGGGCTTACAGTGTTGAACTCATAAAGTTTATATTTATTTATTCTACCCATCACTATCTCTAGACACATATAAACTTTGTATAGCTTCATTTTTAGTCTGATCTACTGTACATAAGATGGAACCTTAGTATATGAGTCATCAATATCACTATCGACCATCATTCCTACTAAGTCTTCAAAAGAACGTGTAGGTTTCCAATTTAACAAATTACGTGCTTTAAAACTGTCGCCTTTAAGGTAATCAACTTCTGCTGGCCTATAAAATTCAGGATCTATAAATACATAGGGCGACCAATCATCTAATCCAGCATGATCAAAGGCTATGTTTAAAAATTCTCGAATACTATGGGTCTCGCCAGTACAAATAACAAAGTCGTCTGGTTCATCTTGTTGAAGCATCATCCACATTGCCTCTACATAATCACCAGCAAATCCCCAATCCCGAAATGAGTCTAGGTTACCTAAACGCAATTTTGGAAAAGAATTTTGCTCACCCGAACAGTATAGTAGTTCTACGTCGTCACTCCAGCACTCCTTAGAGAGACGCCCTGCCGGAATATCATTGTGGGATAGCCATTCTAAAAACTCGCCAATCCACTTGGTTATTTTACGGGTTACAAAATTTTCACCCCTACGTGGAGATTCATGATTAAACAAAATACCACAACTTCCATGTAAACCGTAGGCTTCTCTATATAACCTTACAGATTGATGAGCAGCAACTTTAGCAATGGCATATGGCGATTGGGGTGTAAAACGAGTCATTTCGTCTTGGTATTTATCCCCATAAACTTCACCATTCATATCTTTTGGAAGTCGGATATCGTAGCTGTCTCCAAACATCTCGCTAGAAGACGCTTGATAAAACCGTGCATCTAATCCAACATCCACGATACTCTGCAGAATGTTCAAACATCCCTTCCCGGTAATATCCCATGTGGTTCCAGGTTGAGTAAAAGAGATTCCAACGTGAGACTGAGCGGCCAGATTGTATATCTCGTTTACATCGGGGTGAGCCTGCAAGATACTAGTAATGCTCGAAACATCTGTTACGTCTCCAGTCACGAGGTTAAACCCCTCGATATCTAGCAGATGCTTGATACGCTCGGTATTGTTCACGCTGGATCGTCGGGCAACACCAACAACTTGATAATCTTTTTCTAATAGTAACTCCGCAAGATAACTTCCATCTTGTCCGGTAACTCCGAATATAATCGCCTTCATTAATTGTTCCTCCAAACACCTTTATGTATCAGCGTCTTCGCCGTCAGCGTCTTCGCCGTAAAAAACCGTCTCATGATTCAAAAATGGTCGATCAACATCGCCATCGTCATATTTATGGAATGATCCAAGACGGACCTTCTCTTTTTCCATAGCGAGTCTCATCTTTTCCATCTCTAAGCCGTAACCCCTCATTGTCTCAGGATTACTGATAAGAAACGAAAGCCAACCAGTGAAACTTTGGTTACTATCCTCAAGTCGCTTAACCCGTTGTTCCCTAGTGGCCTTCATTTCTTTCAGCATCTTGTTCTTCTTGTCTTGTAGATCGCGGTAATCCCTACCAAGTGCCTCTGTAGAAGCCTTAAGAGAAGCCGCCTGCCTTTCCATATTGAAAAGCTGATCTCTGTCCTGATCCTCTGCCCTATTTCTTTCTTCTGCTATTAGAACCTCTAAGGCCCGTACCTGTTCTAAGTTGTCCTTACTCGAAGATAAAGAGCGATTCATCAACAAATCCAGCTTGATCAGGTCTACAACCTGAACCTCTTCCGTTGGAATGACATCGTCCTTAAATTGAGAAATTATCCTTGACCAGTGATACCTGAAAAGTTCCAATTCTGCTTCCGTAAATTGCTCCTTGATATTAGTCCAGTATGGACGGTCTTCTAATTGATAAGCCGCCTCCTCTTCGCCGGACAAACCGATTTTAAATTTTCGCTTGATGAACTGCTGTATACTATAAGGATCTCTGTCAAGCTTCTCCGCAATATCAACATGGGACATGAGAGACAAGTTATCCTGTATGTATTGTTCTTCCGTTTTGGATATTCTACCCTTCTTCATAAAAACCGTTATCCTCTAATATAGTTTTAATCGTTTCTTTAATATCCACCTTACGAGCAATCGGCACATATACGTCATTCATCATTCTAAGGTAGTCCATTCGCATAAACGGTGGTAAATCGCGGTTAATAATACCGACCATATCTTTAATATCAATATTATAACCGTCATCATCTAAAAATGTCTCTTCCAGACTGTCCTCATTATCTAACTGTGCCGGTTTAACAAGCCTAATACGTTCAGTAGAATCATTTGTAGTGAAATGGTTATCTCTTACAAAATTCTTTAGGCGATTTGAAAGATTCACCGATAAGAAATTTTCTAGTTTCCTCGTATTATCAAAACGGTTAAGTGCGTCCATGCAGATAATAAATGCCTCTTGCTTAATATCATCGACCGTATAACCGTAAAAGATATAACGGGGTGCAATGCGATCAACCACGATCATAATCTGGTCAATCACTTGTTGTTCTGTCATACCTTCTGGAACCTTCAAAATAACCGTCCTATTCTATTTATCTAGCCAGTTGGTGTAGTCACGCTACGCCAACCTTGCGACGTAAAGACTTCCAGACAGTCAAGCCCATTATTATAATGTAAAAAGCCAGGTCTTGGTTTTGATGGTCTAGGTCCGGGCCTTAAGAATATGTGGTCACAGGCTACGCGGGATTTTTTACCAGATAATTCGAGATTATTGGTAGCGAGGATTAACGGTTTTTTCAATTCCTTTACGGCAGAAATAATACGGTCATCGGTTAAGATAGTCCGCAACTCCGCCCCGTCAATAGATTGGATCTTGTCATTAAGCCTGCCAAGGACAGTGTTGTCCTCAAGCTCAACGGGCGTTGGATCGAATCTCTCAACACTACACAGGACGGAGTTGGGTGTAACTAATGCCTCATGGCATGTTGGCACATAAGTATCAACAACAAAATATTCTATATTGGGATCTAGCGGTTTTGGTTTAAAATCCTCAATCCCTCGCGTACCCTTTTTAGTAACTGTTTTAAATGCAAACTCGCGTTTTAAGGCGGTCTGCTTTCTACCATACGAATATATTTCCCCGATTCCATATTCCGACCACACAGCACGACCATTATCATAATAGGAAATCTCATAAAAGAAATTCTGATTTTCCGGTAAATGGCTTACGCAGCACTCCTCACCTATGGAAAACCCGCACCCGGTTTTCTCAAGATAGGAGCAATCCAAGATCTCTAGATCCTCACTGTTGCTAATTCTCCCACATGGAGACGTTAAGCCACATTTACACATAACATTATGCATCGGTCGCGTTGCTCCCTCGATCATTAGAAGCCCATACTGGCGGATTCTTCTTCAGATGATCCAAAACGGAGGCTATGGAACAGTCTTCTTGACTAAGTTCCTCTAGGATCTCCTCGTTCAACTCAGCGGTTGCTCTAGTTACCAGTGTACTCTCGCACACAAAAGGGTCGTTTACGCCTCCGTCTCCAACTCCATCATCAGAATTTTTCATATCAATACCTCGCTATATTGGTTCTGTTTACGTAGGGAGCTTGCTCCCTACTAGTAATATACACCAGAAGGGGGTTTTGTCAAATAAATTTCCCGTTTTCAAGAAAATAGTCCAAAAAAAATACAAAATAGGGGCGAATGAGGGGCTGATAGGGGCTGATAGGGGCTGATAGGGGTGGTTTCGATAGTACATTTAGGTTGAGGTTTTTGAGAGGTGTCTGCACCCCCCTGGCTAAATTACCCAGCCAGCCCACCTTGCCAGGAGTCACTAAAACCCCCACCCTACCCAGACTACCAAGCTTACCCAAGGTAACTTCTCAACATTGGGGATGGTATTCCCAGCGACGGGAGCGACAACAGAGCAGCGGAAATTGAGACTGAGTCTCAACGATAGGCGGCGACGATGGGCACAGGAAAGATTCTCAAGAATGAACACAGTATTCTCACGTTTAAGATCTCAAAGTTTGGTGTAGATTTATGATTCAAAATGACGATAATGAATACAGACGCAAGACAATCACAACACGCAACAAACCACGAACATGAAGGAATCAACAATGCAGAAAATCATTCGAGACAACAGAGCAGCCTATGACGCAGTCAAAGCTGGCGACGATCTGGCCAACCACGACGATCTGTTTCAGGCTCTTTACAACTACTTCGTCTTCGGTGGTGAAATGCCATACGGCGTCGCTAAGGCACGATTCGGCTGCCCCTACGAATGGATCATGGAACAATCATTTGTCTGGACATACTAGACTCAACAATCCAGGGAGCCGGATTCGCCGGCTCCCGTCACTCTCAACAGGAAGCAACATCATGCCAATCAGCGAATCACTCAAATCGGAAATCCTGGATCGCGACAACTGTCGTTGTCGTGCATGCGGTTTTAAAGATCGTCTCACACTGGAAATCGACCATGTTAAGCCACGTAGTTTAGGTGGTTCAGACGATCTGGACAATCTGCAGGTTTTGTGCTCGTTCTGTAACAATACGAAAGCTAACGTAGAAATCGAAACACTGGCAATTCGGGAACCTTTGGCATATGGTGAAGGTTTTGGCGATCAGTTTGATGTCTTCTGCGACCGAATGGAATTCAGTAAGTCAATCGAGAACGCAAGAATCGAGCGGATTGTCGAATTGACGAACAAGGCTCAAAGCTGGCAGGCCGAAGGAAGACGCGGTCTAACGATCAGAAAACGTCTGGACAAGGTGACTACACCAGGAATCGTCGATCAGATCCTTGCGAACATTCGTTAGGTAAGCTCCACACTACGGGACAGGATGTTCCTGTCCCTCACTCTCCCCAAAGGAAAACGAACATGAATCATTTCAGCATCACGACAATCAACGATTTCGACTTCCTGCAAAACAAAGAGGCGGATGTGGCGTTCACGTACAATGGCAAGGCAAGGCAGGGAAAGGTGGTTCAGACGCCTTGGGAAAGCAAGGCAGGCAGCATAGTCTGTCGGATTCAGTGTACTGAGGAACAATTCCCGAAGACGTTCACTGTTGACAAAATGGAATTCGAGCAAGCCTGGGACTAGGCTCAACAATCCAGGGGGCTGGATGTTCCAGCCCCTATCACCCTCCAAAGGAAGTAACATCATGAACACAGTTTACATCGACCAGAACCAGTCAGAACGATTCAACGCACCATACTTCGACGGTGGTCGATTGGTAGTCGCTGCTGACGCACTGCTGAAGAGTAAAGGCGGGTGCGGATACGATGCGGAGCATACTGCACTGCTGACCGGATACGGACAGGCTACGCTTGTCCTGACTCGTGCCGAACAGGATCGACCAGGATCCTGGACAATCGAGTTCTGCTACTCTGCTGAGGAGCTTGCACAATGCTGATCGATCTGACGATTGCCATTTGCGGGATCGGATTTCCATTATTGGGAATCTACCCGCTTTGCCGGAAATAGGAACGGCTTCCTATTCCTAAGAATCTGCCGATTGAGACTCAGTCTCAATTCGGCTATTCTGGGGGATTGAGATTGAGACTCAGTCTCAACTTGAATCGAGATTGAGACTCAGTCTCAATTGGATTGAGATTGAGACTCAGTCTCAATACGAGAGACACTGCGTGTCTCACCCGACCCTGTCGGGT